ACATATAACCACGGCCGCTTCCATAAATATACATTAATTTTTCAAGTTCCACCCATATTATTTAATTTTGTGTTTGTCTATTCATGTTAGCCTATGTTACCTACAAGGTGGCTTAATTTCTGCCCAAAATCTAATTTCGTTATGGTTATAAGCCCATCCGCTCCCATTCCAAGTTTCCCAGTGTATTTTACCATCTTTACGTGTTATTAAGTATTTACCATATTTAGGGGGTCTTGTTTCAATTTTCATCCAATCAAACGCCACCCAATTTATAACACTATATAAAATCAATAGCTTATCTATTGCTTCATCTTTAGTTATATCCTCTCTAATTAGGTCTGTTACTATATCAAATATTTTATCTTCCATATCGCTACTGTTTTTTATACTATTCCGTTATGTGCAAGGCTACGTTACTGCATTTAATCGGGTTTTAGTTAATTCAATAGCGTTTGGGTTTATATCGCAACCAATAAAGTTTCTATTTAACTCTTTGCAAACTTCGGCAGTAGTGCCACTACCTAAATAATAATCTGCTACTACATCGCCTTCGTTGCTAGAAGCCAAAACAAAACGTTTAATTAACTCTTTCGGTTTTTGTGTAGGATAACCATTTCGTTCTGTATGGGCTTGCGGTAAAGCGTTCATATCAATCCAATCACGAGGTGGCGAATATGGGCTATTCCAATAAGTTTTACCATTCTTTTTAGTTGGTATCATTCCAAATTCTTTTATTTCTTTATGCCACCTCTTTTGTGTGCTTTCACTAATTTCAGTTTCTCTTACATCTTCAAGGTTAAAAGTAAACGATTTACCTTTTGAGTAAAATAAAACTACATCGTGTTTTTCAGACCATTTACTCTTACTAAACCCTTGCGTTCTATAAGCCCATACAATTTCATTTTGGAAGTTATCATACCCAAAAACCTTATCCATCAAAATTCGCATCCAATGATTAATTCTCGTATCCATTTGTAAGTAAATAGAACCGTTTTGTTTTAGTACTCGTTTCATTTCAATAAGTCGTGGTAGGTAGTGGCTTTCAATCACATCTTGTTTTGGTTTCAAGTCTTTGTATTCACCAAAATCTCTACCTGTTCCATAAAGTATATCACTATAAATTAAATCAACGCTTTCGTTAGGTTGCGATTTAAGAAGTTCTAGATTATCAACCGCCCAGCACATAACACGTGGTATAGTGCATAGCGGTTTTTCGTTTAAATCAATCATTCTGTTTATTTATTAAGTTCTGTTATTATTCAATGGTTCGTGCTTTCTAATCCGCTACGACACCATACCACCATCCGTTAGGCACAATACACGAATAGCTGTTCGTTAGCTTTCTTGCTTCCTGTATCTTTTGTAAGCGAACTATTTACTTCTTTACTGTATATGCTTTTAAAATCGCTTGGCGCATTGTATTCACTTATAAATACTTGATGACCTTCTTTCGTTTTAGTTCTGCACCATTCCCAAAAATCAGTATGGTTAAAATCGTCTTTATACTTCGTAGTTCCTTCATATGGTGGGTCGCAGTAAATTAAACTGTTACTTGGTATCTCTAAATTTTGGTAGCTACTATGTATAAATTCAACACCTTGTAAATTTTCAGATTGTTTGTTTACGTTATTTTGAGCTTCTTTACAATAATCTCTAACACCTATCTTATCCCTTCTGTAACCACCAAACCACTTACCGCCATAACTTAGTTGCGTTGCTGCATATCCTACCATATATCGGGGATATTGGCTTTCGTGCGCTTTAATGTCTTTGTATTTTTCCTCGCTAATCTCTGGAGCTTTAAAGCCAGGTTTACTCATTTGGTTTAGTAAAGAAATTACATACTCGTTAAGGTCTGCACCAATTCGTTTGCCACCTACCTTATCAATCATATTTGCGCCACCAACAAAAGGCTCAACCCAAGTCCTACCGTTTCTATTTTCTAACATTATAGGTAACAAGTGTTTTGCTATCCTATTTTTACTTCCCATATATTTCATAATTTATTTATTTTAATTCGTTAATAGTACTGTGGCTAACACCGTATATAATTAATGGCAAAAAAGCCACTAACCATATACAACACGTTAGGCACAATTAAAAAAGGGTTCGTTGCTTTCTATAAGGTTCGAGCCTTTTGTTTGCCTTATCAAAATAGTCCTTATCAATTTCACAAGCGGTTAAATCAAACCCCAAGTCATCACAAGCAATAGCAATGCTTCCACTTCCTAAATGCGAATCAAATATTTTGTTGCCTTTTTCTGCATATTCATTTAACAGGTATCTATAAAGCTCAACAGGTTTTTGGGTTGGGTGTATGCTTCCGCCTTTTTGTGCTATCAAACCTCTGTTAAATGTGAAAATACGTGTTGCCTTATTAAAACTACTATATGCTAATTCGCAATCACTCATAGTTAAACCGTGTTGTCCTTTATCCCACACAATCCAACCTTTAGTTCCTTTTTGTAAATGGGCAACAAAATAATTCGCACCCCAAACAATTTGATTTTTACTTATACGTTCAAGTTCATCAAAGTAGGCTTGTGTCGGTATTGCATTATCCCAGTCTTTAAATTCGTGTTTTTTCCTATTGTGTTTAGGGTTTTTACATTTACTTTCTTTCTGTCCATCAATACCTAATCCGTAAGGTGGGTCAACTATTGCTAAATCAAATTGATTGTCCTTGCATTGCTTCATAAACGGCAAACAGTCAAGGTTATGTAATTCTATTTTACTTCTGTGCATAATTCATTTTTTTAAAAGTGCCTAACAATGTGTAAAACGGCATTAAAACGACCGTTTACACTCAACGTTAGGCACAATAAAAAATACTACCATAGTGCCATTTGGTTAGTGTAGTGCTTAATCCGTTCACAAGCCTTTTTGTAATACGTTTCATCAATTTCAAATCCAGTAAAATTCATCTTTAGTTTATGGCAAGCAATTGCAGTTGTTCCGCTTCCTAAAAATGGGTCGACTACATCAGCACCTTCATCTACTATCATATTTAGTAACTTTTCCCAACTTGGTAAATGTTTGGGGCAATCGTGCCAAGCTGCTTCTTTTTGCATAGCTATATTAGTTTTAAATATATCGTGTCCAATTCGCTTTTGATTCTTTCCCCAAAATAATATAGCTTCATAAGCATTAAAACCACCTAAAGGGCTTGGGCTATTTTGGTTCGGCTTGTGCCATATCATCATATGTTTTGGGTCTTGGTTCATCCAAAATTTAAGGTTCTTATAACCAACAGTCATTACAACCGTTTCACAAGTTCTTAAAAGCTCATTTAACCAATCCTTACACCATTTTTCATATTCTTCCGCTTGGCGTGTATCGTCATATTCATTATACTTTCTACCTACATTATAAGGCGGGTCAGTTAATGCCAAGTTGAATTGCTTGTCTTTACATTCTTGTAAGGCTTGTAAGCAATCTGTATTTATTAAGTTCATTTCCATTTAATCCGTATTTTTAAAAGTGCCTAACAACGTATAAAGTGCATTGAAAAAACGCACCTTATACAAACCGTTACCTGCAAGCCTTAAAAAGTAAAAAGGCCAACGCTCGAATGCTGTTTGATATACTTAAGGGCTTTTTCGCCTTGTAATAGTATTTTGTTTGGTTCTTCTTTGTAATCGCTGTGATTAAATTGCACATAAGCCATATCCGTTTCGCCGTGGCCGCAGCAGGCATTCATCACACCGCTTAGTTCTCCAATACACGGGTCATGGCCATTTTCTGTTCTTTTCATTTGGCAATGGTTGCAGAATTCTTTTTCATATCCATCTAAATAATTTGACATAATATTTATATCTTTTCCCGCCTTCTTTTTATAATCCGCGGATTAGTGTGCAGGCTTTCGTGGCATCCTATTTCCCCGTCATTTCTAATTATCGTTGAGCAAAGCAGCTCTATATTACTTTTCTCAAACTTCAATGCCGGATGCGCGCCCTTGCTTTTTTTGTGGCTAAATACATGAGCTACCGGCCTGCTCAATGGATAGCCGCACGCCGCGCAAACATGCGCTCGCTCGGCCCATATTTCGCGGTAGAGGTCTTTTATTCTACTCATGTGAAAAGGTCAGCTTTAGGT